CATATCGGTCATGTGTTTAACTCCTTCAACTTAGCTTGCACTGCTTGCCCAAACAGCACTTGCCCGTGCGGCATAGGCGCACCTCGGTGTTCCGCTACCACCTCGTAGTAGATGTTTTCTAGTTGTGAATCACTCAGGTTTACCCACGGCTTCTTGTAGACCTGTGTGTCATCGTCTTCTTCAGTCATGTGTTCTCCTGTGGTGGTGTGCATGTGTGAATTGTGGTCAGGTCAGCAGTGCGCTTGCCGCATCGTTGGCAGAAGTTGCGCTCCTCTGGCTGTGCGGGTGGGTAGTTGTTGCTACTGCAAGTTACGCACTCATACAACACTGCTGCTTTGCACTCGGGACAGGTTGGCTCCTGCTTTCGCTTTGGCTGTCCCCTTTCTCTGATTTGCATGGCGCAGTCTTCTGCTGTGGCTTTCATGTACGGCTCATGTTCTCTACCTATTCGTGTGTAGTAATCAACCGCCACTTTTTCACATACCCTTGCATTTTCCTCACGCTCATCAGCACGGACAAGGGCGGCAAAGGCTTCAAGCTGAAACGCAGCATGTACAACACCATCAAAACCAGCCATGCCAGCCTCACGCGCCATCTCAATGATTGTTTTCATATCAGCAGACTCCAAACCCAAGCGCCAGTAACAAACGCCACCGCAGCGAGCAGCGCTACTCCAAACAAAACAAAGCCCACCGCAATGCTGGCAATCACTTGCCACATGTCGGATGCTGGTTCAATCTCATCAAGATTCACCATGCGCGGCCCGGGCTCCAGCACCTCCTCGGTGGCTTGGCAAATGTGGTCACACTGAGGTGTATGTGGGCAGATAGCCCCTGTGTCGCAGTTCATGCTGGCTCCTCTGGTTCATAGTTATCCCTGTACTGCCAGTCATCATCCGCCCGGCTGGCGACCCACTCCTCAATCGCCGTGACCAAAACAGGGTTCATCACCGGAGCAATGTCCACCGTCGAGCCCGGCAAATAAATATGGTAAAGAGACCAAGTGGCCGGATAGTCCGGCTCCAACTGCTCACCCGACCTGCTGCGATAGCCCACCTCCGCAGGCTCATGCTCAAACCAACAATCCAGGTCAACACCTAAATCGTCACATTCGTAGCTAAAAAGCAACAGTCCTTCCTTGCTGTGATTAACGGCGGACATACAAGCTCCTGAAAAAAGAGACCAAACGGGTGGTCAAGGTGGGACGATCTAAACGGCACAAGGGCCGCGGTAACAGGGCAGATTGCAAGGCTAAAGCATCGCGGCCCGGGGACCGGGGCTGACTCGGGAGGTGCAACAGGCCAATCTTGACCTTGCCGGTGTTGTAGGGTGGCGTAGAACGCCTTGGGAGGCTTTTAATGGGCATGGTAGGTACCGTCCTCTTCGACAGAGTTATAGGCCGCTGTAGCGCCTTCCAGGAGGTCCTCCCAAGGCATGCCCATGGACCGGGCCAACACAGCAGTGGCAAGCATCAAGGATGCTAAGGCCATTACCGGATCGGGGCTCAAGGTGCTGACATGGGTCAAGATCTCAGTGGCATTGGCTGCCGACTCGTGGACAATGGTCTGAATTTCATCATCATTTACACTCATTTTCGCTATCCTTTCTTAAGTTACAGGGAGGTGAGCTTGAATTATAAGCGGCACTGCTAGTACAACGCAAGTGCGTAAAGTGGTTGATTTCGTAGGTGTTTACCCGCAGGGATGGGCGTTTTTGTAAGGTACGAGTAAGCGTACATAGACTTTTTCCAGAGAGAAGTGTTTTTTATTTTTATTTTGTGAGAATCGACGTAATGGACGTAATGGACGTAAGAGTCAATAAACACGTGGGTTGTAGCTGTGACAGTACATTACAGGGAAAGATTAGGTGTAAGGAAATAAGGGAATTTTCAGGGGAGACGGGAGACTTACTTTTTTTATTTTTTTATTTTTTTATTTAGTAGAAAAAGGGTTAGAGGGGATGCTGATTGCCTGGACATGCTGCACATGGTACACTGGGTGCAGTAGCGTACAGGAGTTCACAATGTTTCAAATTGAGTCCGGGATTGATATGCCCATGGGGCGAACGAAATACCCCTTTGGCGATATGCAGCCTGGGGATTCAATTCGGTTCTTGGATGCGAAGCGCGCCAACAGCGCCCGGGTGTCCGCGCTGCGGTTTGTCCGGGGGCATGCCCCCGACTGGTCGTTTCAACTGCGCAGGGTAGATGATGGCTGGCGGCTGTGGAGGATTGCATGACCAAGCGTGACGTTTGGAACGTGCCCCCTGTTATCGGCGACAAGGCGCAAAAGCGCATGTCGACAGAAGTCGCCCCGCTGCGCAAGCAAAAGGTCCTGAATGGCAAGGAATGGAAGTTTGTCACCGAGTTGGTGAGCGGCGATGGCCGGGTGACTATGAAGGAAGCTGCTATCCGGGCAGGGTACAGACCCACCAGCGCATCGGTGATGGCCTGGAAGCTGACGAACCCCGCAATCAATCCCCATGTGGTCTCCGCGATCCAGGCCTACAGGGCAGAACTCAACAGCAAATACAACACCTCATACGAGCGGCACATGCGGGATTTGCAGACGATCCGGGACAAAGCCCTGGACGCTGGGGCATATGCTGCAGCCGTCCAGGCTGAGTACCGCCGGGGCCAGGCCCTGGGGTCGATCTACATTGACCGCAAGGAAATCAGGCACGGCACAATCGACAGCATGAGCAAAGAAGAAGTGCAGCGCAAGTTGGACGAGCTCAAAGCCCTGTACGGTGGGCCACCACCGAGCGCCCTCATTGACGCCAGCACGGGCATGGTGATTGAAAGCATTGACCGTGAAAAAGACCCCGCTTTTGTCTCTCCAGTGGCAGAACCTCCCCCCGATATCTTTGAACGGGATAACGATCTGGGACCCGACGAAGATGGCAACCCCTGAAGCTGCCTTTGCTGCCCGGGTACGGGATGGGCTGCGCCCGTTTGACATGGACACCGAGCGCATCGAAAACCGGGTGAACCTGGGCGTGTCTGATTTGCTGGTTGGCGCTGGGGATCGTTTTGTCTCGATCGAGCTTAAAGCCGTGGTCCGCGGGTTGAAGGTCTCGCTCCGTCCGCACCAGATTGCTTTCCTGACCCGCCATGCAGCGCGTGGCCGCCCGTGTTATGTGCTGGTCCATCATGTGAGCACGGTTGTGCGTCCCGGTCGAATTGCTTTGTACCATGGCCGTCAGGCGATCGAGCTTGCCCAGCAGGGTTTGCGCCTCGAGCCCATGGCGTCATGGCCAAACCGGGGCATGCCCTGGCAAGAGCTTGCCGAAATCTTATCAGGGAAATCACTGATAAAATAAGTTGCGCGGCTGTTAATTTCCTGCTATGATGGTGGAACCGGAACACCTCCGGCAACCTAGAAAGGATAGAGAAAATGGACACTCAAGACGAGACCAACCCGCAGGGCCAGTTTCACTTTTACGCCTCGAGCATTGCTGATTGGGCGACAACTAATGAGACCCGAGACCTCCGGGCATTGCTTAAAATCATGGACAAATTCGGGTATGACTACAACCTGTTTTTTGTTCCTGTGCCCTTTAAATCTTCCTACAAAATCAAGCGCTATGAACCCGAAGTTGAGGGGGCTATTTGGCTTGGTCAATTTGAAGTGAAGGGCAAAAAATGAACCCGATCGTCGTGACTTTTTACGCCCCGCCGATTCCATGGCGCGGTGCTGACTATTGCGCCACACGCGAAGGGTATGATTATCTTGACCCATTGGGTTATGGTGAAACTGAAGCGGGTGCGGTCGAAGCGCTGCTCGAAATGGAGGGACTATCTAACCCTGATTTTGAATAGAAAAAATCAATTGGACGGCTGCGCCGATTGCTGCAAAATAGGTGCTGCCGTTTATTAACTTTTAGAAAGAATAGAGTCATGTTAAAAACAATCGCCGTAACATCGAACCGTAAAACCGGGCCCATCGCTGCCACATATCGCAGTGGTGTACATGAGACATATGGAACATGCCCGCGGTCGTGCGCGCTGCACCCGAAAAGTGAAACCGGCACGGTGGAGGTGGACACGGAATATATGGCCGCAGTGTCTGACGCTGTACCGCGTAATGGCCAGGCTTGGACATATAGCCATTTTCCGGCTGAGGCGCTGCCCTCACCGAAGCCGGGTAAAACCGTTTTCAACGCATCATGTGACACTATGGCCGAAGCCGTGCGCACTGTAGAGCTTGGCCGCCCTGCTGTATTTGCTGCCCCGGTGGAAATGTCCGACAGTTTCCCGATGGTGCACCGTGGCGTTAAATTCGTGCGCTGCCCTGCTGATATGTCCGAGTCGTTCACCTGTGCACAGTGTGGCGGTGGCCGCCCCTTATGCGCCCAGGGGGGCCGGGATTATGTCGTCGTTTTTGTCGCCCATGGGTCCGGAAAAAAACGAGTAGGCACGGGCAAAGGTGGTTGCTATGCTGCCGGTGGTCCGACAGCCATTGCATGGCATGGCACGAAAAAAACCGGGCTCGCAAATGATGCTGCTGCTGTTCGTGCGTTTGCTCGCTCGCTGCCGCCGGGGTCCATGCTGCGGCATCATGTGGCGGGTGACATTGGCCGGGAGGGGGCCTAATGTTTTTTGCTCTGGCTGTGTTTATAGTGCTGTGGATAATAGTTGACCTGTTTACTGGGGATTAGCCACACTGTTTAATTTTGGTATATAATTCATTCACCGGGCTTTTCCGGCAACTCAGAGAGGATAGAGAAAAATGGCACATATGATCGACACGACAACAGGCACCGCAGCAATGGCATTTGCTGGACAAACCCCATGGCATGGCCTGGGCCAGGCGCTAACCCCGGACGCTTCAATTGAGACCTGGACCAATGAGGCCGGGTTAAATTACACAGTTAAAGAGTCCCCAGTACTGTTCCAAACTGACGCGACAACAAACCCCGAAGAGTTCAAAGGCCGCAAAGTTTTACACCGTAGCGACACCGGGGCCGCGTTGGCTGTAGTGTCTGACGGTTACCGCGTGGTCCAGCCCTCCGAAGTTATGGGGTTTTTCGGTAAGCTGGTGGAGCTTGGCGGGTTTCAAATGGAAACCGCCGGGGTGCTGAGTTATGGCCGCCGGGTTTGGGCACTGGCAAAAGTAAACGAGGGGGCCGACATTGTCGAGGGGGACACGGTCCGGCCTTATGTGCTGCTTGGCACCAGCTATGACGGGACCATGGCCACAGTGGCAAAATTTACATCGATCCGCGTGGTTTGCAACAACACTATCACCGCAGCGCTGGGCCGGGAAAATGCTGGTACTGTTCGGGTGCTGCACTCTGAACGCTTCGATCCTGACGCTGTCCGTTTAGAGCTTGGCATTGTGGGCGATAACTGGGAGCGCTTTTTAATTCAATCCCGTAAACTGTCCGGCGAAACCATGGCCCAAATTGAAGCCGATGCGTTTGTTTCTGCTCTGCTGCAGCCATACCATACGAGCAAAATGGAGCTAAACCAAACCCGCGGGTATAAACGGATCATGGAATTATTTAACGGCCAAGCTATAGGCGCGGATATACCAGGCGTGGCCGGTACGCGCTGGGCGATGCTTAACGCTGTCACTGAATTAGTGGATCATGAGAGGGGCCGCAGCAACAATACCCGCATCGAATCGGCATGGTTTGGAACGGGTGCAGCGCTTAAAAATAAGGCTCTGGAATTACTGAGCGCTTAACCTATCGATAAGGGGCACCCGATAGCGGGGCCCTATCGAGGGCGGATTATGCAAAAAACACATAATCCGCCCGAGTTGTTTTTGCATAGCTAAACCAGCGCCGCGGTCCGGCAGCCAGCACGCCTTAAACGTGGCGCGTGGTGCGCGCGCCGCGGTCCGCGGGGCTTGGTCCGCGGCCCGTGCCCCGCGCAGCGGGGCACGTTTTGCGTGGCTATCGGGGCTCCGGCCCCGATAGAAATAATTCATTGGCCACGGCGCGTGTTGGTGGTGCTATAATAGCGACACTGCTCGGGGCCCCGAGCAGTTAATCAACTATAGAGGATAGAGACCATGACCAAATTAAGTGAAGATTTCAAAGTTGCATTTACCCGTTCCTACTTGAAGTGCGTTGCTTATGCTAGTGCAGACGAGGTCGCAGACTTCTTGAATGCCCAAGAGTTAGATATTGACTACGACGGGGAGAACCACACGAACCTGATGGACGCCTACCTTGTTTTTCATGACGGCATGGACTTTGCCAACTCATTGCAGCCACACGAAAGGGGTGCAGCATGAAGTACATTGTCGAAACCCGCTTTGGCAACACTTGGGAGAATGTCTGGACTGATGACGATATCCCGTGCGTGTTCGACAGCGAACACGAAGCGCGCGCCGAGATAAACGACCTGTTGAAAGAAATGCCCGATTATTCCGAAAGGGATTATCGGATTGTCAAAACGGTGCTATAATAGTTTCACTGGGGGCAGCCGCCCCCAGTTAATCAACCATAGAGGATAGAGAAAATGACAAACCCATTTCGTAAACATGCCAGCGGTTTATTTGCAAACCATGGTGGAAACATTGACCAAGCTATGACATATTCGATGTCATTAGTCGATACCTTATCCGGCGCGGATAAGGTTGCAGCCACTACCGCCGTCATGGTTTTGGTAAACGCTGCCGCGGCAGCGTTTGACGATCGGGGCCCGAGCCCCGAGAAGATTGTGCTGCTGGACCTGATCCGCGGTGAGATTGACAAGTGGTCAGAAGATGAGTTAGAGGGCAAGCTCGCAAGCTGGGCATCAAATGAGCTTGATATGGAATCGAACATTGATCAATGGATGGATGACAACCTAGAGGACAGGATAGGTAATCTGGATTTAGTTGTGAGAACCCGATAAGAGTAGTTGACACGGGGCCATGGCCCCGTGCTATAATAGTCTCACTGTGCAATCATGCACAGTACAACCTAGAAAGAATAGAGCATCATGAATACAGTTAAGACAATCAGCATCAGTGGCAACATGTTCGCATTACCTGACGGCATGCCTGCAAAAGACATTCAGGCACTGGCTGGGTTTCTCTGCTCACTGTCGCAAGTGCGCAATGAATACAACTACGACAACAGCACTTATGTTTATGCATTGGGCGATGGCGTACAGGTCCAGATCGCAGACCGCGATCTGGTCAGCAAAGAGGAAGCGCTGACCATCGAAAAGGAATCACGCGCAAGATATCAGGCCAAGCGCAAAGCTGAGGAAGCAGCCGCAGCCGGTGACTTACTGGCTATGCATGTGAACAGCTAACCGATAAGGGGCCCGCAGCCGGGCCCC